GATGGCTTCGAGCTCGGTGACGGCCTGGGCCAGGCGCTCTTGCTTGAGCGGCGTGATCGAGTTGTTGAGCGTCTCGATGTCGTCCGGGATGGCGCAGGTGCAGCGCTTGCCGGTCAAGGCCGGACTGAGGATTCCCACAGCGCGGACAGAGGGGCTCTGATCCACGATCGAGGGACCCACGTCAAAGGCCTTGGTTGACGAGCGGCCATCGGCTTTGGGCTCCAGGCAGCGCAGCACGTCGATGTCACGGATGCACCGCTGCATGAAGGTGGTGATCTCCACCGCCTTCTCCAGGGTTGAGCCGGGGATGAGGATCTTCTCGTTAAACGGGTCGATCCGTAGCCGGTGCAGCGCACGGAAGGCCGCCATGGTGGATTTGGCCACGCCGCGAAAGCCAACGGTGATCTGCCGATCCGGGCCGTTCTCCATCCAATCGCAGATGGCCATCTGCTGCTTGGTTGGGGTGTCAGCGAGGTTGAGTTCGCGCAGCAGGTAGCAGACGAAATAGGCAAAGCGGCCTGGGCCTAGTTCGTCAGGAATGGGCGTCCAATTCAAAGGGGAAGCCCCCCTACGACAAACGACGCAGAGGGGCTTCCCACACCAACCAACCGCAACTTGTGTAGAGCGGTTGCATTGCCAGGGAACCACCCCTTAGCAACGGTCACAGCCTAACCCTCAGCAAAGGCTTCATTCACTTCTGGAGTGGTGGGGTCATCACCTTCAAATTGCCCTTTGACGGTGCGCGCCCGTTTCTTCGTTGGGGCCGAGTCCGTTGCGGCAACAGGAGCAGCTCCAGCAAGCGCTGCTTCAGCGGCCGCCACCACAGCATCCGGGACGTCACTGCCGAAATGCTGCAGACCGAGCCGGATCCGCTGGTCATTGGTGAGATACATGGGTGCAGAGCAGTTTGTCTCAGGCTATCGAGAACTGAAAGGGTCAGTCTTCAACTGCTGCTTTGAACTGTGCCCAGAGGTGATTGCGGCGTTGCGGGCCACCGACGCTGAAGATAAACGGATTGACGAGGAAGTAACGCTCGCCAGAGGCTTTGTCAAAGACTCTGGCAATAACTTGCTGCTGTCTTAAGCGGGTCATGGAGGAGATGCAGGTGGAGTGGTTGATGTCGAGCTTTTCAGCCAAGGCTGCACCGGTGACGCGCACGCGACCAGAGCGGTCCATGTGTGCGACCAGAGCTACGAGGACGCTGAGGTCCCGGAGCTGCAGATCCCTTTTGGCAACGGCGTCGAGAAGGGTTTCAAGGTCTCTGGTCTGGTGAAACATGACGAAGCGGTCCTGCTCCTCAGGGGGTAACGACATGGTTGGTTGGTGTGTACGGGTTTCCTAGGAATCTCCTAGGAGTCCCCTATGGAAAGCGGCGCATAACGCAGGTATAGTTTTGTACTACCCTTGCAGCGCAACGGACTTGCCTCTCCTATGGCCAAGCAACCTTGAGTTTAGGAGTTTTAACTCGCTTCTCGCCCAAGGCCCGGATGAAAGTCGCTCTTGACTCTCTATCTAGGTGGGCAAAAAACAAAAGCCTGAACACAGGGCGAACTGTCCCACACCCACAATTTCCTGACCACCCCACGCAAGCGCCCCGGGGGCCTGCCTGAACCCGCTGGTGGTATCTCTGCACCCCTGAAGCTGTAGAGGCCTGTTCCCGGGGCTTCTGGACGTCTCTGAGCGTCGAGCTGCGCTCTCCTGAGCGTTATTGCGCTTCATTCATGCAGACCTCGGCCCATCCTGTGCAGCGAAGTTCCTCAGATGTCCCGTTTTTGGGTCGCGTGATCTGGTGGTGTCCTCAGCGCGTGGCGCAGCCGGCTCCCCCCATAGGGGGCCTCGATCGCCCCTGGGGCACCTGCGCATCGGCTGCCGCACCTAATCGGCATCCAGGGGCCAACAACCCTGATGGGGGCTGGGGTTACAGAGGATCAGGCATCCGCTGGAGGGGCTGGCTGCGCCCGCTTTCGCGGTCCCGCACGCTTGGCCCGTTCCCCGTTTGTAAAGATTTGTTGCAGGAAGTGCGATGCCACCGCCAACCCCGGCGCCATTCGCCGCGATCACTGGCACAATGGCCACAGGCACATCTGCAGGGCTGCAGCAGTTCAGCAGAAGTGCGCACCAACCAACCGCACCTAGACACATGAACACCACCACCGCGCCCGCGGCCTCACAGGCTGTGGGCGGGATCCTTGACGCTGCGCAGCTGGCCTGGGATCGGTCCGACTGGATCGACGCGCTGCAGCAGGGCTGCGAGGACACGTACGCGAGCTCAGTCATCTGGGCAAGCGATGACGGGGCAGAGCTGAACGGCTGGGATCTGCGCCAGCTGCTCGAGGCTCACGGGTTTACATGCCAGCAACTGCTGGAGGACCTGAGCGCCGTCAGGGCTGCTGGGCATCCCGTAGCCAGTCCGTGCCACGCCGGCCAGGCCCTCATCTGGCTGGGGTACTGATGGCTGCCCTGAGGCGCCGCGATCTGGGCGGCCTGGCTGCGCTGCTGCTGGCTCTCTGGGCCATGGCAGCAGCTGCGGACCGCCCAACACCACAGCGGGCTTCAGCGCCCGTGCCTGCAGCAGTTGCAAACGATCACCAGCCGCGGCCATGGCGTCAGCCAGACCCGCGCACCCTGGGCCGATTCCCTGGCCCTTGATCCCATCCCGGAGGGGCTTCGGCCCTTCCCTGCTGGGTTCACCAGCACCAACACCAACCAACCACCACCAATGACCACAGCAACCATGGCCCAGGAGCTCAGCCACGCCGAGCAAAACGCCCGGGCCCACGTCGAAACAATCTGCGGGCTCTTTGCCCGCCACCAGGAGGCCATGCTCACCAGCGACCGCGAGGTCGAGCAGGTAGAGGAAGAGGCCCGCGAGCAGGTCCTATCCGTTGAGGTGCGGACCGATTGGCACGCCCCGTCTGTTCAATCTGGGCCGCCTACTGAAGGCTGCCTCCTGCTGACCACCGGCGGCCCTGCACTGCGGCTGCTGGTGGAACTGGATGACGACGCAGAACCCTGCAGCGTCACCCTCGAACACCAGGACTGGGGCACGCCCTGGACCGCCCTTTGCCTCGCCGAAGGCGAAGAACAGGCCCTCGAGTGGTTTGCCGGGCTGTTCTGGTTTGGCCAGGCCTGCTGATCCCATCACTGAGGCCCTGCGGGGCCTCTCTGCTGGGTTCACCAGCACCAACACCAACCAACCACCAACCCATGAAGAACACCTACACCGTCTGGGCCAAGCTCTGGGGCATCAACGAACTCGAGTTCATCGACGAGTTCGAGACGATGCAAGGCGCGGCCGCGGCCGCCCGCAGGTACCGGGAGCAATACCCGGACGACATGCAAGGCGCGCCGGTGCAATACCTCGTGCGCAAGGAGCCACCGCCAGAGCCCGGCATCCCATACGAGCAGCTGGCAGCTGCCGGGATGGCCTGACTCATGCGCGACCCACTGCCCAACCCATGGCCCGGCAACCCCAGCGCTTACGAGTGCCCCTGGGGTTGCAACGGCACCGGCTCGATGCCCTGGTTTGCCCACATCGCCGACGGCGTTTGTTTTGGCTGCCACGGCAACGGCTGGATTCTCGGCCGCGGCCAGCGGCAACCCACCAAGCGCCGCCAATGGCAAAAGGTGGGCGGCCGCATTGTCCCGGCTTGACGGCATCACGGAGGCCCTACGGGGCCTCTCTGCTGCCCTCAGCAGCACCAACACCAACCAACCCAAACCCATGGAACCGATCACCAAACGATTCGGGCCCACTGATCCAGCGTTCAGGCACCCGCAGCGCATCTGCGCCACGGTGTCTTGGCACGTCGCCCAGGCCCTGCAGCAGCGGGCCGATGCGGAAGGCCGCAGCGTGTCGAACCTGGTGGCTTATGAGCTCGAGCGCTCGATGCTCGAGCGCCGTTGCTGACCCTCACCCGCAGCCCCGGGGACGGCTGCCTGTGGGGCTCAAGCCTCACCACACACCAACCAACCAACACCCATGAACCACCCACCCACACCACCGCAGCCGGCCGATCTGGCCCTGCTGCTGGTGGCCCTGGCCCTCGAGGCCCTGGCCCGTGCCCTGCGGCCGCTGCTGGCCCACGGCATCGCCCTGGTGCTCACCCTGCTGCAATGGCGCCCCAAGGTGCAGCCGGCCCCGGCCATTGAGCCGGAAGTGCTGGCGCCCGATTGCATCCCAGCGCCACGCCCCGTAGCAAAGGGCAAGACCACCCGCGGCCGCCGCCGCACCCGTGCCACTGCCCTGGTGACGCCATGAACCTGACCATCACCCGCAAAGAGGCTGAACTGCTGGTGCAACTGCTGCGGCCACGCACTGCCCTGCTGCACGAGCTGCTCGAGGTGCAGATCCAGGCCCTGCCGGCTGGCGATGACAGCTGGGCCGACACCCAGGACGCCCTGCGCGTGGCCAATGGTGCCCTGATCAAAGTGCGCAACGCCCAGGTGCAGGAGGGCAAGTCGTGAAGACGGTCTTGCAGCTCGCCTGGGTTCTGGCCGACCTGGTCGTTTCAATTTTGGTAGGGGCATTTGTGCTGCTGCCCTTCTATTTGGCCCGGCGGCTGCTGCGTTGGTACCGGCTGCCGCAATGGAAGCGCGACGCAATAAACCAAGAAAGCCGGCTCGCGACTGAACACGGCTGGCAGCAGGTGGAAAACCTGATCCGAGCTGAGCTGATCATTCACAAGCTCGCCGATACCCCTGAAAACAGGGTCAAGCTCAACAGCACACGCAGCAGGAGGCGCGGATGACCTCTCCTGCCAAGGTTGCTGGGCTGATGGCAGGGCTTCGGCAGGCGGCCAAGACCGCCAGGGCCCAGGCCATGCACCCAGCGGTGCCCGAGGTTCTGCTATGGATTGCAGCTGGTGTTGATCACCGGCAAGACATAACGAAGGTCAGCGGATTGTCCGATCGAGAAGTGCGCCGCATCTGCCACACCCTCAGCGGCAAGGGTTACAGACAGGGAGGTCGCATAGTGGATTCAGCTTTTGATCTGGTGACAGTACGCCGACACCCGCACCGCCGCGGCGATCAGCTTGTCTTGACGGCCGCAGGGCGGTCTTTGATTTCTAGTACATTTGAACCAATGGAGGATGCGCCATGCGCCTAGCGCTGCTTGCTTCGATCGAGCTGCCATTCCCTAAAGCGTGGCGCCACTATTCCCTGTGGGCCGAGCAGGTGGGAAACCGCCATCGCCTTGTTCTGCAGGGCTGTCAGAGTTCTCCTAGGAGTTTCCTAGGAGTGCGAACATGGATCTGGATCAACTGGCGAGGGCTCTTAACGCTTTTGCCTCGATGGATCCGACCAACTTCCCGCTCCACCACGCCCAGCTCTTCATCGAGGTGGCGCGCAAGGAGCAATGCACCTTTGCAGAGCTTCAAAAGGAATTGAGCCTCACCAACGGATCCGTGTCCCGGACCGTTGCTGCATTGAGCGACGTCAACCGCCATGGCGAGCCGGGCTTTCGGCTTGTTGAGGTCTTTAAGGACCCCGAGCAGCCCAGGCGATACCTGGTCCGGCTCTCGCCCCGCGGCAAAGCCCTGCTCAAGCAGCTCAAAGACTCCTGAGCAGGCCGCTGTCTGCGGCTTGCCAGAAGCAAGCCAACACCAACCAACCAACCACCATGACTGGATCTGTTCGCAAGGCTGCCGATGGCAGCTGGATTGCTGATGTCTCTGTGGCCGGCGTGCGCAAGACCGGCAAATGCAAAACCCGCGCCGAGGCCCTGGCCCGCAAGCGTGAGTTCCTGGAGCTCCTGCTGCAGCGCGAGGCCAAGCAGGTGCAGCGCTCCACCTACACCCTGGCCGAAGCCCGCGAGCTGTCGCTGCGGGTGCGCTGGGATGGCATGTCCTACAAGCGCACCGCTGCGATTTACAGCCGAGAGGCCGTTGCCTATTTCGGCCTCGGCTTCCCCTGCTGTGAGCTCACCGCCGCCCTGGTGGATGAATGGCGCCAGGTGCTGGCAGCCAAGGGCAACAGGCCCAGCACCATCAACAAGAAGGTGGCGGCCATTCGGGCCATGCTCAGCGACGCCCATTTGCACGGGCACCTGAGCGACGTCCCGCGGATGCCGCAGCAGCTCAAGGTGCAGAACACCAAAGACCGGGTCATGAGCCCAGAAGAGGCAGCGGGCTTCTGCAACTACTTCAAAAACATGGGTGAGCCTGCCGCGGCCGACCTGCTGGTGTTCATGCTCGAGACCGCGTGTCGCTGGGGCGAGGCTGAGCGGCTGCTGGGCAAGGACGTCAGCCTCGAAAAAGCCCGCGTCACGTTCTGGGCCACCAAAAACGGGAAGCCCCGCTCGGTGCCGCTAACCCGCCGGGCGATCGACGCGCTTGAGCCGCACATGCCAGCGGTCAAGACCCACAGGGTCTGGCCCTACAAGTACAACCGCTTCGAGCATCTGTTCGACCGGGCCAAAGCATCCCTAGGCCTGTCGCAGGAATGGCAGTTGACCATGCACACCACGCGCCACACCTGCGCCAGCAAGTTGGCCAGCAAAGGTATTCCGTTGCATCAGCTGATGGCCTTTGGCGGCTGGACTTCGCTGACCTCAGTTCAGCGGTATCTGCACCTGCACACCGACGCCCTGGCGGCCTGCGTCACGGCATTGGAGGACTGAAGGCCGATTTATAACGATTTGGCCTCCAGCGGACTGCGTCCACCCGTACCGTTTCTCTGCCGATCGTCTGCCGCAGTCTGCGGGCATCGGCAGACCCCTTAAAAATGTATAGATATAAACATTGAACCCGTTTTTAAGAGCCCTTGACGAGACTTGAACTCGTGACCTCTCCCTTACCAAGGGAGTGCTCTACCGCTGAGCTACAAGGGCGTGTGGTGGATGGGCCGGGTTGGATTTGAACCAACGTAGGCAGAGCCAGCGGATTTACAGTCACCTGGAAATATCTGCAGCCCTGCAGAGCTATCGCAAAAACTGTCTGCGCCAAGCGTTTGGCCAGCTCTGCAGGGGTGAGGTGGAATTGGTGCTGTAAGCAGCGATCTCTGCAGCCCTTTGACACGGACTTTCCTGTCCACCGGCACCTTGGCCGACCCCGCTGCAGCCGACCCGGCCGCCATCAACGAACAGGATTGGGCCTCTTCTCAATCAAAGGCCCGACTGCAATCGCTGGGCCGTGAATCAGTCAGCAGCTACGGGCGCGCTTTATTCATTGAGCACGGCGATCAGGTGGCCAAGGCCCTTGACGCCCTGCTGACCCGGTTTGTGCTGGACCCGCTGATCGCCGGGCCCCATTACTGCGCCCTGCCGCTGCTGCTGCACTTCTCAACCAAGGGGGCTGTGCCCATCGCGGCCGTGTCTTTGAAGGCGGTCTTGGATCAGCTGTCTCGCAGGCACACCCACCGCCGGCTTGCTGGTGCCATCGGCCGGGCCATTGAAGACGAAGTCAAGGCTGGGCGGATTGCCGCCCGGGACAAAGACGTGCTGCGGCTGCTCAAGCGCCACCAGGGCAAGGCAGCAGTGGTTAGCAGCGAGACGCTGCAATCGCTGCGTGTGGGCCACACCAGCTGGACCACAACCGATCGCTTTGAAGTCGGCGCCCTGCTGCTGCAGCTGGTCATTGAGGAAACCAAGCTGCTGCGGCTGGTCCGGCAGCCAGTCCGAGGACGCCACACCTTGATGGTGGAGCCGACTGAGCTTGCGACCGAAGCAATTCGCCAGGCCCCCGACGATCAGACGCCACTGCCGCAAGGCCCAAAGCTCGAGCCGCCCAAGGACTGGGTCGGGGCCCAAGGCTTAATCAGCAGGCGCGACGGGCTACCCCTCGACTATCTGCAAGGCGCTGACCTCAAGGTGCCGCTGCAAGTGGTCAATCACCTGCAGGCGCAAGCCCTGATGGTCGATCCGTGGATGGCCCAGCAGCAGTCAGAGGCATGGAGCGCCAACTTGCGAGGCCTTTTCTCTGTCACCAGGGACCCGCAGCAGGCGCCCGCAAGACCAGAAGCCGATGAGGACCGCGCAGCATGGCGGCAGTGGCGGCGGGAAGCTCGAGAGGCCTGGGCGGAGGAGCGCAAGAACAAAGGCCCGCGGCAGCGCATCCAGGAATCGCTGAACCAAGCCGTGGCAGTTGCGGGCGAACCGATCTGGTTTGGGTACGTGTTCGATTTTCGCGGCAGGGCTTACACGTCCAACCGACGTGTCACCCATCAAGGCCCTGACTTTGAGAAAGGGCTGGTCAACTTCCGCAGTGGGCTGCCCTGCGACGAGACCGCTGCCGAGTGGATCCTGAAGGCCGCGGCGTCGCATTGGGGGCTGAGCCGCTCGAGCTGGGCAGAACGTCTGCAGTGGGGCCGCGACAACATGGAACGGCTGCTGGCTATTGCCGAGGCGCCGCTGGACCGGCTCGAGCTGTGGCGTGATGCCAAGGAGCCATGGCAGTTGCTGCAAATGGCCAGGGCCTGGTCGCAATGGTTGAACGACCCATCGACGCCAATCACGGCGCCGATCCGCTTTGACCAAACGACGAGCGGCTTAGGGATCGCCGCGGCCTTGGTGCGGGACAAGGCGCTGGCACGCGAGACGAACTTGGTCGGCACCACCCGCCACGACATCTACGTCGGGGTTGCCGCAAAGGCCGTCAGAGCGCTGCAGCTGGACCTGCAATCCGGCACCCCGGCCCAGCAGCGCTATGCCGCTGTGTGGCTTGGGCTGGGCGTTGATCGGGCCCTGGTCAAAGGGCCGGTGATGTCCTCTGTCTATGGCGCCCAGCTGCGCTCCATCTTTGACGGGCTGGCAGATCACCTGATCGAGCATGTGGAGCTGCAGCAAGCGGCGGACTACCAGCGGCAGATCGTGCTGCCTGCCCGCTACATGGCGCAGAAGCTGCAGCAGGTGCTCGCGCCCGAGATTGCCCCACTGCTGGAGCTCAAGCGCTGGCTGGAGGGCATCAGCGCTGTGGTTGTCAAACGCCAGCGGGGCATCCGTTGGACATCGCCGATGGGCCTGCCGGTGCTGCTGGCCGGCAAGCAGCCAGCCAACCCGCCTGCCCCGACGCTGCTGCATGGCAGCCGCGGCTGGCGAACAGAGGACAGCGACAGGCGCCGCCATGAACTCAGCGCCAGGGCGACAAGCCGCGGCATCACGGCCAACCTCATTCACTCGTTTGACGCTGCGCTGCTCCATGCCTTGGTCTGCAGGGCTGAAGATGTCGGGGCCGAAGTGCTGCCCAACCACGACTGCTTTGCGGCTGTGCCAGCCCTGGCGACCTGGCTGCACAGAACAGTTCACTCAGAGCTGCGCACGCTGTACCTGCCGGAGTGGCTCGACGAGATCTCGGCTGAAATCGCCTGCAACGCAGGGTTAAAGCAGCTGCCGTCGCCGCCCATGGTGGGCACGCTGGTGCCTGGCGAGATCGGTCAGAACTCCTATTGCTTTTCCTAGGAGTCTCCTAGGAGTTGCCTAGGAAAGGCCAGACCGCTACGGTGCTGCAGAACTCTGCACCCATGCAGCACAAATGCCGCGCACAATGCTGACCACCCCCGTAGGCGATGCCTACTGGGCGAAATGCCTAGAGCCTGAAGAAGATCGCTTTGACCCTGATAAGCCACGCAGCTGGTCGATCAGCTGGTGCGGCGATCAGAACGACAAGCCGACCATCTCCCTGATGCAGCTGGTCGAGGAGGAGTTCGCTCGCATCCATGGCGAGGGCGCCAAGCCCAGCAAAAACGCCTGGCCCTTCCGCGAGCAGACCGACAAGGACGGCAAGGCCACCGGCCTGCTCGAGTTCCGCTTCAAGAAGAACGAGACCACCAAAAAGGGCATGACGCTGATGGCTCCGGCCGTCTACGACAGCCACAAGAACCCTTGGCCGGCCAACACGCTGATTGGCAACGGCAGCAAGGTGAAGGTTGCCTTCTCCGTCTGGGGCTGGGAGGACAAGTTCGGCAAGAAGGGCGTGAGCCTGAGCTTTGAGGCCCTTCAGGTGCTTGACCTCGTGCCTTACGAGCGCACAGACCCAGGCGATGCCTTTGGCGTTGAAAACGGCTACGTGGCAGAGACCCCGGCCGATGCCTTCACCAACGGCAAAGGCGATGAGGCCCTGACACCCAGCCAGCGACTTGCTCAGCGCGCGGCCGCACCGGCCGACGACGAGGAGATCCCGTTCTGATGAAGACCGCCGACTTCGAGCTGAACGTCCCGCTGATGTCGAAGGCTCGCCCCCGTTCCCCAAAAGGTGGTGGGCGGCCCTACATGCCAAAGGCCTACATGGACTGGAAGGCCAACGTCAGGGCAATCCTTGGCGAGTGGTGGACAGTGCCGCCCCTTGAGAAGGTCAGCGCTCTGGTGCTGGTGTTCCGGGGGCCAGCCCGCGGCGACCTGGACAACCTCGCCGGGGCAGTGCTCGACAGCGGCAACGGCTTGATCTGGGCCGACGACCGGGTGGGCGTGATGCCCACCCTCGCCTTGCGCTGGACCAAAGCAGCCAAGGCAGAGCAATCCATCTACATGAAGGTGATCTGGGAATGAACTGCCCCAGCTGCAAACATCAACACTCCCGCGTCATTGACACCGACCGGGTGTCAGACGGCATCAGGCGTTACCGGGTCTGCCGCAGCTGCGGCAATCGGTTCGCAACTCTTGAGCGGATCGAGGACTGGGATCCAGTCATGGGCGGCTATGGGCCCGTGGCAGAAGAACCCGTGCCGGTCTTGGCGGCTGTCCCTGACCCGCTGCCAGCCAGACCTCGGGTCGCAGCACGGCACGTTGTCGATCTGGCAGACGACCACTTATTAGCTGTTTGCCAAGAGGCGCAGCCGTTGTTGGTGCAGTGGTGGAACGAAAGCCGCCGCTCAAAGCACAAAGGCAACGCCACCTGGACTGAAGCCGCGTGGCAGGCATCGGTCAGCCGTGTTGCTGCACTGCCCCAGGCACAGCAAATGCTGCTGGCGCAGGCGGGAGTGGAGCACGGCTGGCAGGCCCTCAAGCCCGAATACATCAAGGACGAGCTGGTCAGGCCAACAGCCGCTGGCCGCCCCATGCCCAAGGACCCGGCGATGCTCGCCGCTCTGGAGCAATGGCCAAGCCAAACCGCCTGACGCCGGAGACGTTCCTGGCCGTCGCCGAAATGATCGCGGCCCAGCTGCGCATCAAAGAGGCCGACCGCTGGAGTCCGCACATCTGCCGGCTCAAGTTCCACAGCTTCACGACTGAGTTTCCAGAGATCAGCGAGCCGCAGTTCATGTGGGCTGCTGAGCAGTGGATCCAGAGCCTGGAGCCCAGCGCGTTTAAGCGCTACCCGACCTGGAAAGAACTGATGGCACCGCTTTACAGAACCGAGAACGGGCTGGCCAACAGAAGCTGGGGCTTCCGCCCTGAGCTGCCTGGTTTCTGCCAGCCCAGCGCAGAGCAGCTGGCCATGCTGCCAAGCGCTCCGCACTCAGCGGTGGCGCCGCCTGACCCGCACAACGCTGCGGCCTACCTGCCATTTCAAGCAGGAGATCACCCTTCGCTGCCTCCAGCTCTTGAAGAAACGCCCGCTCTGACCCCAGAGAAATGGGCGGATTACATCAGCTGGGTGGCGCAGGAGGAAGCGCAGCTTGCGGATGCGTGATGCAGCCACTCATCAACAAAACCGAGCTGCGCAGCATCCTTCAGCGCGGCCTGCTCAGCGGCTATTGGTCTGTTCTTCAGTTCAACCGCGGCGGCAAAGAACCAGTCCTGCCAACCAAGGAGTTTCTTGAGGAGCACCCGGAGTTCAAAGACATGGAGTTCCGTGACCTGGCCGCTCTTAGGAGAGGCTGCAGCCAATGACTTGGGCCAGCTACCGCAAAGGGCACACAGTTTCTTTCCGCGTCAACGGCGGCTGGAAGAAGGGATTGATCAGCGAGGTCTACGCCGACAGCGTCTCTGTCACTTACTCAGTCGGATCCGCTGATCGAACTGCACGCATTTACGACTCACGAAACATCAAGCCATGGGAACCTACAAACAACAAACAGTCATCGACGTTGAACGAGCAGCTGTCGTTCGACTCTTAAGCATGGCCAAGCAGCGATGCGCCGAGGCCGAAGAAGAAGGCGCGAACTACGTCTCAACCTGGTGGGGCGGCTATGTGCGAGCCCTCGAGGAAATCCTTGGCATGGAGATGGAGTGATGGGCTGGTCAATGACCACAAGGCTGCCTTGCGAAGGGCCAGAGCCAAGGCTTGGCGCGGGCATCAGCAGGCCTGCCCAAAGCGAATCCACGCGGCTGTATCGGCTCTCGGTCAAGCAACCTGGCAAGCCAGTCATGAGGCTGACCATCCCTGCGCCGAGCAAAGCCAAGGCGATCAGCTACTGCAAAAACCGCTGGCCAGATTGCACCGTGGAGGCGCTGCCATGAGCTTGCTCGATCAACTGACTGAGCTGTATTGGTCGCTTGGCGAATACAGCATTGACGATCGCCGTCGCATGAAGACGGTGGTTTATGAGATGGCAAGCCTCATCCGCACCTGGGCGCCAGACCCAGGGCAGGCCCGTATTTGTTACCTGGCCATTAACGAGGTGGCCGATCGGCTGATTAGAGAAATCGAAACGTGAGGTCAGGGCATCCGCATGGTGTAAGACCCGCCCGCCCAACCCAACCAACCAACCGCGACACGCCTCAAATGAAAATTGAAATTGTGACAATGACGCCGGAATGGGCGCTTCAAATACTCACCCAAAACACTTGCAACCGAAGACTAATTGAAAACATTGTGGCCAAGTATTCCCGTGAAATTGAGGAAGGCAGATGGAGGCTTACTCAACAAGGGATAGCCATAAGTACAGACAACGTCCTTCTCGACGGTCAGCATAGATTGACGGCTATCGCCAAAACCGGGATCCCCATGCAACTTGTAATGGCAACAGGTTGCGATCCTGATATTTTTTCCGTTATAGATACGGGAAGGGCACGAAGAGCTTCTGACATAATGAGCATAGTTGGTGCGCCAAACAGCACCACGCAAGCCGCTGGCCTAAAGCTCTACGCTCTTTATCTAAGCCGCCCTGGCGAGAACTGGCATAACAAGATTTATCCAAGCAATTCATATCTAACTGGCTTTTACAAAGAAGTAAAAGCAAAGGCCGACTACGCCTCCGAGCTTGCCTCAAGTGCTTACGCCAAGTTCCGGTGCATTAGCAAGTCTGCAACCATGGCCTTTATCCTGATCGCCTTGGATGCTGGCATTAAAAAAGAAGTAATTGAAGGATTTTGCCAAAGACTTGCCTGCGGTGCCGGCCTGGAGGCGGATTCCCCTGTTTTGCGGTATAGATCTGCATTGATGAATGGCTTGATTTCGACAAGAGCGGCAAAGCTATCTTCGGGCGGGCAGCAGCATTTGGCCTGCTTGATAAAGACTTTCAATTACGAGATGGACGGAGTGACCATGAAGTTGTTCAAGGTGCCGCCAGCTTTCCCGATGCCCCCGATCAATCTTGCGCCAGCGACAAAGTGAAAACCCTCATCGACACCGAGGTGTACCTCTACCGGGCCGCGACCGCCTGCGAGTTCGAGGCCGAGTGGGACACCGATGACTGGACGTACCTGTGCCGCCACGGCGATGCTCAGGCCGCCTTCCAGGACACCATCAGCGAGATCCGCGACACCCTCCCGGACCACAACCCGGTGCTGGTGTTCAGCGATCGAGTCAGCTTCCGCTATGGCATCTGGCCGCACTACAAGGCCAACCGCAAGAAGTACCGCAAGCCGGCTGGTTACCGGGCCCTGATCGAGTGGGTCTACAAGGTTGGCCCGGCTCGCGGCTGGGAGGTGGTGAGCCTTCCCGACATCGAAGGCGACGACGTGCTTGGCGTCCTCTACGAAGAGGGCGACGTGATCGCGTC